GACAAAGGAAGTTCTGAACGATCTTAAAGTGATTACGGATGAAGAGCAATTTGATGAAACTTCTAGTATTTCTAATATTTCTCCTAGTTAGTGGTTGTTCTGTTCTAGGTTCAGGAAGAGATATTCCTGAGGTCAACCCTGTTGAAGTGGTTACTGTGGTTAAAAAAGCACCTACTTATCATCCTCCTTTGCCTAATAGCATTGACCCTGTTCCTGTGGAGTGGACGGTGTTGAACGCAGAACTTATGCAAGAGTATCTGGATGACCTAAACGAGGGTAATGCTCCAACTAATGTGTGGTATTCATTGACAACTAAAGGCTATGAGAATTTGTCAACAAACATGGCTGAAATTAAACGGTACATTAGACAAGTTTTATCTATAATTGAGTATTACAGAGAATCTGATAATAAGGAGGGTGTCGATGGACGAGTTGATTGAGATGTTGAGACGACACGAAGGTGTAAGAGACAAAGTGTATTTATGTAGCGAAGGCTATGAAACGATTGGTGTAGGTCGAAATATAAGTGCTGATGGTTTAGGTCTTTCTGATGATGAAATCAATTATCTTTTAGAGAACGATATTGAAAGAGTTCGTAAAGAACTTGCTGAAGAATACTATTGGTTTGCTGGGCTAAATGATGCAAGACAAGACGCCATGGTAGATATTAGCTTTAACCTTGGGCAAACACGGTTACGAGGTTTTGTTAACGCCCTTGAGGGAATGTCTCGTGAACAGTTTGATAATGCAGCTGACGAATTCATGGATTCTAAATGGAGTGAACAGGTTGGAGATCGTGCAGTAGAAGTTACAGAAATGATTAGAACAGGTGAGTATCCGTAATGCCTCTTCAGAAGTATTTATTTAACCCTGGAATCAATAAAGAAGGCACAGACTTCACCGCTGAAGGAGGCTGGTTTGATGGAAACCTTGTTCGGTTTCGAAAAGGCTATCCTGAAAAAATAGGTGGGTGGGCAAAAAACACCCTTAACACTTATAAAGGAACGGGACGTAAGCTCCACGCTTGGGTTAATCTTCAAGGAACAAAGTTCTTAGGCATAGGCACTCGTTTAAAACTCTATATTCAAGAAGGTGATCAATTTTATGACGTGACGCCTTTGCGCTTAACCACCAGTGCTGGCGATGTCACTTTTTCTGCTACCAATGGTTCTTCTACTATTACAGCAACAGACACAAACCACGGGGCAGTAGCAGGGGATTTTGTTACGTTTAGCGGAGCTGCTACTCTAGGCGGTTTAGTTACAGCTACTGTTCTGAACCAGGAGTATGAAATTCTTGCGGTTACTTCGGCTAACGCATACACCTTTACGGCCAAAGATACTTCGGGAGACACCGTTACTGCTAATGCTAGCGACAGCGGTAACGGGGGAGGCAGTGTTGTAGGTGCGTATCAAATAAATATTGGACTAGACACGTTTGTGTCTGGTTCTGGATATGGTTCAGGTACTTGGGGTAGCGGTACTTTCGGCTCCGTCAGTGCGTTAAGTGCCTCTAGCCAGTTACGTCTGTGGTCTATTGATAACTTTGGCGAGGACATGGTTGCTTGTGTTAGAGCAGGGGATATTTTTCTGTGGGATAACTCAGACACGGTTTCTGCTAGGGCTAAAGCGTTACAGGATGTGTCGAACGCTAATTTACCCCCAACACTGGGTCTTCAAGTTTTAGTTTCTGCAGTAGATCGTCATGTGTTAGTGTTAGGAGCTGACCCAATATCCGGTCCAACTCGTTCTAATGTTCTTGATCCGTTATTAATTAGCTGGTGTGATCAAGAAAACATTTTAGAATGGGAACCAAAAAGCACTAATACTGCAGGAAGTTTGCGGCTTTCTTCCGGTTCACAGATTGTAGGAGCATTGCGGGCCAGACAAGAAACTTTAATTTGGACAGACACAGCGTTATACAGTCTTCAGTTTATAGGTGCCCCCCTCACTTTCGGAGTGAATTTAATTAACGAAGGGGTAGGCTTAATTGCTCCTGGAGCCGCTATTAATTCCCCTGCAGGGGTGTTTTGGATGGATCGCAAAGGATTTTATTCCTATAATGGTTCAGTACAACCTGTAGAATGTACCGTTCACAGTTATGTGTTTGACGATATCAATGAGTCTCAGAATTTCCAGTTTTTTGGATTTTTAAACCGTCAGTTTAACGAAGTAGGATGGTTCTATAACTCTAGTGATGCGGATCTTCCTGATCGCTACGTTACTCATAACTATGTAGATAAAACGTGGTCTATAGGTGAATTAGCACGAACTGCGTGGCTTGATGAGGGGGTAGAAAGTAATCCTCGTGCTGCAGGGTCTGCTAGTAGCAGCTATTATATCTATGACCATGAGTTAGGTAACGATGCTGACGGTTCGCCGATGACTAATGTGTTTATAGAGTCTGCTGACTTCGAACTAGGAGACGGAGAAGATTTTCAGTTTATCCGAAGAATGATTCCAGATATTAAATTCACGGGAACAGCGGGAACTGGACAGCAAATCAATACGGTGTTAAAAACTCGTAATTATCCCGCTGACTCATTAACCACTGATAGTACAAGCGTTCTTACCGCGTCTACAACTAAGGTTGATTTACGAGCTAGAGCGCGTCAAGCAGCGGTACGTTTTGAATCAGATGATGATGCAAATACAGAAGTGCAATTAGGAGTAGGTTTTAGGATCGGGGGAACCCGTTTAGATATTAGACCAAACGGAAGAAGATGAGTAAACTTCTTCAGGGTCGACTGCCTCTAGTTTCGCCGTATTATCAGCAATTTGTTGATGTGAACACGTTCAATAGATTTGTCCGTGTATTAGAACTTAGTTTAGATACGGTTGATCCAGATGCGGTTCCAGTGTATACAAGTTCAGATAGGGATGAGTTAAAGTTCCAAACTGGGAGCGTTATTTGGAATACAACTGAAAGCGTTCTTCAGGTATATTTAGGAGATTCGTGGCAGAATATTTCCACGCCCACCACTTCTGGACTCAGTGCAACAGCTAGCCTAGGAGAAATACAGGTGATTGCAAGCGGATCAATAGTCGTAGAGGTTGGGTGATATATGTCAAGTATTTTTAGCGATGAACAACGAACTTCTTTAATAGATTCGATGACTAATCCCGAATCTAATGCTCGTAAAATGATAGAGCAAAATGCCGACATTGGAATGCCTTCCGATTTAACCACTGAAATCCTTAATAAATACGCTACCTATGGAGCAAATACAGGTATAGGAAATGTTGGCGGTGGTCGTCTTGTTGATGCTTTAAATGAACAATACCGTAACCGTGTTGATGCTCCGCTAAGAGCGAGTGTTGGAACTCTTGGAGGAGTTACTGCTGCAGATGCTGCCTCTAAGTTGTCACCTTCAGAACTCTTAGAAGAACTTAGAAGATCGCAAGAACAGATGCTCGGAGAAAACACACTCTCAGCCGAAGCAATGGATGCTGAACTAGGGAGTATGAATGAAGCGATTAAGTTAGAAGATGAAACTGCAGAAAGTCTCTCTTCTAATGTAGAAGAACTAGAAGAATTCGGAGCTAAGTTAATAGAGTCGGAACCTACTGCAGGAAAACTTACAGGTAGTCCTGACGTAGCCGCTCCGGATTTAAGTGGTGTAAAAAGAACAAAACTACAACAGCTTAAAAAATATTTAGAAGACAACCCATTAGTCGCCCAACAGCTGGGAAAAACTCTTGGAGCAGGACTAGGTGTTGCAGCACAAGCAGCTATAGGAGAAGACGATACCCCTCGCACTATTAGTGCCCCTAGACCTCGTTTTCAAGCTGGACAAGTTAGAAATAGACCTATAGGTATGACGCAAGGAGGAGAAGTCGCAGCTGGGTTGGACGTCAACATGGGTCTGTTGTCTATTTTACAAGCTCTTGGGGGAATACTAGGACAAGAGTTGGTAGGCGAAGACGACACAGAGAGATTAGTTGCTGCAGTTAAAGCTAAAAACCAACCAACTTCTCGAATAGAACTAGACCCTATAGAAATGGACCATGGCGGTACGGTGCTTAACCGTAAAATGTTTCTGGGTGGCGGTGAAATAGACGGTCCTGGGGGCGAGAAAGAAGATTTAGTCCCGATTTGGGCTAGTCCTAACGAATACGTTGTTTCCGCTAAAGGCGTGAGACGAATGGGTGGCGGCGACCTTAGACAAGGAATCGCGGCTCTTGACAAAATAAACTTTGGTGATGAACAGTATGGCTGACGATCAAACTGCATATAGTTATCAGGCTCCTGACCAGTACATCTACAACCTCTTAACAGGGGGTGGTAATCGTTTTGGATTACTTCCAGGGGTAGAGCAATATTACGCAAGCCAGTTCCAAAACCTAGGAGCTGCAGACAGTAGCCCGTTTACTTATACCGGTGAACGAATTGCTGACTTCTCTCCTAGAGAGAAACTTGCAATGCAGATGACGGATCAAGGTATTGGAGCATTTCAACCTTATTTCAATCGCGCTTCAGGGTTAAGTGAAGAAGCCCTTGCTACGTTATCAGGAGGAACTTCTGAAGCTAAAGCCCAACTTCTACGTTCTCTACAACAGGGAGAAGACTACACTCGAACAGGGTTAGACAGAGCCGTAGATGCAGAAGGCGGTTTTCGTGGTCAGTTGTCTGAAGCTGAACGACTAGCAAGAGAAGGACAAAAACTCTCCGATCCTTACTTAAAAGAAGCGATAGGCGAGGCAAGAAGAAGTGTTTCAGATCAACAAGGCTATTTACAAGACGCACAGGATTACACGCGAGCTAGTACCGCAGGGTTCGATCCTTCTTCAGTAAGTCAGTACATGGATCCGTATGAGGACCAAGTAGTTCAGCAAGCGATGACCGATATTCGTGAATCGCAAGCTAAAAGTGACATAGGAAGACGAGCTGGAGAAGTAGGACAAGGAGCTTTTGGAGGGTCTAGGTCTCGTCTTTCACAAGAAGAGTCTGATCAAGCCACAGGACGTGGTTTAATGGACGCTGTTTCAGGAATCAGGAGTCGTGGTTATGAAGGCTCACGCGCAGCGGCTATGGGAGAGTTCGGAAGACAGCGAGGAGCTGAAGCTGCTGCTGCTGGAACTACAGCTGCACTAGGTTCTCAGGCAGGAGGTGCAAGATCAGGATTAGCAGGACTTCTTTCCTCTATAGGGGGTCAAAGAGGTGCTGGAATGGAACGCTTATCATCAACCGTTGCTAACCTTGGACAACAAGGCTACGGAGCGGGAATGGGCACTTCAGGTGCACTTACGTCAGGAGGGCAACAGCTCTACGGCATGGGGACTGGGGCTTCTTCTGCGTTAAGTGGACTTGCAGGAACACTAGCAGGGGGACAAGAAAGAGGGGCAGGAGCAATGTCTGGTTATGCTGGGATGCTTCCTGGATTGATGCAAGGTGACGTGTCTAACTTAATGAACACCGGTGCGATGAACCGAGCTAGAAACCAAGCTATGATGGACCTTAACTACCAGAATTTCGTAGGTCAGTACAATATGCCACAGCAGCTGATGTCTGGTTACGCAAACTTCTTAACTGGGGCAGGACCGCTTGCTGGTGGAACGGGTTACTCAGGAACTACACCGGCGAATCCGTATGGTACAACCGCAGGTACAGCAGGGGCGTTTAACCCTTACGCTTCTATGGGAGGTTATTTTAACGAAGGTGGACAAGTTTCTTCTAAGGGATTAGCTTCTCTTGTTAAAAAAGCTCCTCAAGCAATTAAGAAAATGGGGTTTAGTCCAACTAGGAGACGGGGAGGAGGAACCGCATCTCGTTTCCCAATGGCTGCTCGTAAGATGAGGACTGCCTAGTGGCTAATAATTTCGGCTTTAACGTAGGTACCGGAGGCCTTTCGGACCTCTTTAAACAGGTCGAAGTTAAACCTGTGCGAGGGGTGCAATTCGCTCCTACCCCTAGACTTCCTAGAGAAAGAGAAAAAGACTCTAAAAAAGGAGTACAGGGAGCCTTACTAGGGGCTATTTCCCCGTTACTAGGTGAAGCGGCTGTACGGGGATTGGGAAAACTTCCTGGTTTAGAAGGAATTCTTTATCAGCAAGCCCCTGAAATCCTAAAGGAATTAGGCGTTGAAAAACCTACATTAGGAGAAGAGTCTTCTGAATCGCCATTCCGTCGGCGAACGCTAGAAAGCATGGCGGGTCGAAACTTAACAGAGGACGAATACGAAGCTCTTGAAGATAACGAAGTTTTAGGAAAATTAAGACTTGGAGAAATAGAGCGTAAAAAACCATTAAATCCTTTCGAAGAAGAAGCTAGAAAACGAAGAGAACTGGTTAATAAGGCTCTTCCCGAAGGGAAAGTCCCTAGACAAAAAACGCTTATTGGAAAAGCGTTAACTGAAGCACTTACTTACGGTCCTTTAGCTGCTTTAGACGAGGACGCTGTTCTTTCTGCACTTACTACAGCAGGAGCAACTAGAAAAACCCAGAGCGCAGTCGACAATGCTAATCTCGAAAATTATCTAGCAAGACAAACTAAACGCGGTGAAAAATTAGTTGACGTAGGAGACTTTACCAGAGGTATTGGTAACGGGGTGGTGTTACGCGCTGACGATGACACGGTGAGAACAGTCCGTAGAGAATTTTTAGTTTCTCCTGATAAACGCACTCAGTATATTATGAGTAAAGGAGACCCCACCGTAGATTTTGAGCACGGGCCACTTGGCCCTGTTCCTGTCCCCGCAGGACAACACTTTGTTCGAGAAGATTTTCTCTTAGACCCGAAAGAGCTGCCTAAAGATACTCCTATAAAGTTGCTTGTCACCACAGAAGGGACACCTAAAAAATCAACAGGGGTGACTAAGTATTCATTAGACAAAGAGGGTAATCCTCGGGCCACAATTTATGTAACTGACCACTTAGACAACGGTAAACTTAAAACGCTTGCTGAGATGAATAAGGCTTATGGCGATATTTGGCATACCCCTGAACCAGGGTTTGCTTATGAAGCTCAACCGTTTAGAGCTAGACCACTACAAGCTCAAATTGATTGGATGGAAAAAAGAGACCTGAAACAAGGCTCTCTACAAGCTAGTTTAAGACCCTTAGAAACACTCGGTGAGTTAGCCCTAGAAGCTATAGGCAAAGGAGAAACTGAAAAAGAACGGTCTGAGCTCTTTGCAGATACTGGGGTATTAGCGGGTTTTGTAGTGGATTTAAGACGTAATGTTGATGCCTTTACCACTTTAGTAAGCGAGTCTATAGGAATGGATCCTCTCTCTTCACTAAAAGGTAGTTTAGCTAAAGGTGACGAAGAAACATACGCATTACAGTTCTTAGACGCTCAACAACAGTTTGCTAACGCACTAGACAGTGGTGATGATGCGGCTATTGCTTCTGCAAGACAGAACTTTCGTTCTGCAGCTAGACAGTTTAGAGATAATGTTGAAAAACAAGGCGGTGACGTAGGCGTTTTAAATGTTCTTGCTGGATCCGATATGGACGGGTTTGATGAGATCGCCGTAAAGCGTTCTCGAATTATCTCAGCCCAGTTACGATTAGCCTACATGTCAGCTGCACAAGATGGATCAACAGGGGTTGCACTTTCAGATAAAGACGTGGCAAATTACTTGGTTCGGGTGGGTTTTGGTTCTAATAACCCTTATGAAGTATTGGATAAAGTTGCTACTGTGTTTGAAGAACAAGTTGGTGATTTTGATTCTGACTCAACGCCTCGTACCTTATTTATTAACTCCAGAGGAACTGCCCCAGAAAATATTCGAGAAATAGACGACTATATTCGAGGGACATATGGTGTTTCTCAAGATCAATTAAACTCGGCTCGTGACATGAGTAAATCTAAAGAAGAGAGACAAGCTATTGGAAACCAGATTATAGACTCAATGAACCAACGAACAGCTGGGCTGGCGTCTATTCACTTTAACTATGACCCTGAATCAGGTCGTATTGTACTTAACGATGTTCAAAAAATCTTAGAAAATCAATTAACACCAAGCTATACGTTCTTCTTAGAAAAGATTTTACCCGAGACTAAGAAGTACGGAATGGACGTAATTCTTAAATTAAAAGAAAAAAGACTAACAGATCAGTCGGGAAGATCCCCTACCACTAAATCTGTCTATGGGAATGAGAATAAAAGGGTAGCGTTTTAATGGTTGAAACAGTAACAAGAACTCGACTGTTTTCAGGACCGCTTTGGGAAAACTGGAAAAAACAAATTCTCTCTGATGTTGGAGGCTTACAACAAGAGACGTTTATAAACGGATTAACTATTCGTGATATTTATCAAGACGACCCTAGAAGATTAAATGAATATTTACAAGACCGCTATGCAAGTGAGCTTCTAGCAGGAGCGTATGATGGAGGAGAGTTTTCTCCTATTGAACAACAACGAATAGACGCACAAGACTGGCTTGATGAAGAAAAAACTGGAACAGGTGCTCCTTTTAGAGGTGACCGTCTTCAACAGAATAGAAATTATTTAAGCCTGTATCAAAGAACAGGACGACCTGAACTAGAACCTTTGCCTAGGAATGTTCAAGAACGTTCAGACGATAATCGATTTCCGATAACGGGAATAGGAACACTAGCAGGAGTAGGAGCTGCTCTTCCTGTGAGAAAACCCGTAACTGAATATGATGTGGCTACTGAAGATATTTTCATTGATGAAGATGAACGAGAAGAATTAAATAGGTTTGAAGTTAATCCTAATCGTTATTTCCAAGCCGGAGAGAGCTTCTTAAATAAATGGATCAACGATCAGCCTTCAGACGTCGTGAGCTTTTTAACTAAGGGTCCTGGAGAGCTTTTATCTCCTTTATCTGCTCCTCTTAGACAGGTTGACATTACTGGGGAATCTCCTTGGAGATTAAAAGCCTTTTTCCTTCCTGCTAATCCTACCCCAGAAGAGATGGAATCTATCCTGTTAAATGAGTTTCCAGACATTAAAGGCAGAGTTCGTTATATAAACCCAAAAGACCCTAGTTCTGGTCTTGCAATTCGTGTTCCTAAAAAAGGAGCTTTCGGATCTGTAGGGGAGGATGGACGAGTTCAACCTGCTCAAGAGGAATGGATTCCTTTAAGACCTCAGTTTGGAATGTCTATGCTGAACGAAGAGGGACTTACGCTTCTTGGTTATGAAACAGGAACACTTTTGGCCGAAGCCGCCTTGACGCAGGGAAGAGGCAGTATGGCTAAGTTGATTAAGGAAGGAACTGAAGATTTAGTTAAGCTACCTAGAAAAGGCGGTATGAAACGTGCTTTTACTAATGCAGGAGTTACAAGTCTTGCTGCTGCTTTTGGTAGATACGCTCAAATGGCTACAGCTAGAGAAAAAGGAATTGTTACTCTTTCTGAAACCAGGATGTTTGATGATGCTAAAATTGCAGCGGCTCTTGCAGGAGTAGGGTCAATAGGCGCAAGTGCAGCACTAGGAGTTCTTTCAAAAATACATCGTTTAGCGACAGGGAATGATATTCCTGATAGTATGTTGGCTGATCTTCAGAAAAAAATTGAACAGCTAAAAGTTAGTGAAAAACGCTCTGAGTTTACTAATCAAGAACTTATAGATATAGCAAGAGAAGCTGGTGCGGCAGTAGGAGACACTATTGATTTCCGTCCTACATTAGGCCAGATGACAGAAGATGCAGACTTGCAAACAATGGAACAAGAGTTGTTTTCTTTTCTTGCAGGAAAAGGATCTAAAGCCGCCGCCGCATTCGAAGACATTATTATAAATAACCGTGAGGCTGCTTTTAAATTTTGGGAAGCAGTTACTAAAGGTAATCCACAGTTACAGAAAGTCAAGCTCACAGAGTTTCAAGATTATATAAAAACTCGAAACAAAGAACTGGTTAATGAAGCAAAGTTAGCTGCTGAAATAGAACAAGAAAAAATAATTGAATCGGGAAGACTAGGGCTACCTGATGAATCTCCTATTTCACAAACAACTGAAGACTTAGCACAACCGTTTATACGGGATACTGAGACAGGTGGAATAGTATTCAAACGGAACAGTAAAGAATTTCTAATGCAAGCTGATGAAAAATTTCAAAATTTAAAATCGGCATACGAGTCTGCAATAAACACTTTGTCCAACGTTCGTTACCCTAAAAAAGGACAATCGACTGCTCTTATAGTAGACGAGTTTAAAAAAGTCCTAAATGCTGGTGGTGCTGACGACATTATTAAACTAATGGCTGATGCTGAGCTTGCTGGGGTTTTAAAAGATTTAATTCCTATGCGTAATGGCGTAAGTACCCTTAGACAATTAGCAGGGGAAGTGAAAGACAGTAAAGGTAATGTTCTGCCTGAACTCGATTTGTCTTACGGTGATTTAGTTTCAATGCGTAATGCTGTTGAAAATATCTTATTTACTCACCCTGATAACGCGGTTAAAGCAGCAGCTAAACCCTTGCTAGAGGCAATAGACGCTCAAGCTGATGACCTATTAAAAGTAAGGGCTAGAGCAGATTTTGCAGAACGCGGAATTAATGCTCCAAGCGATCTTCGACTAGAGCAGTATATAAGAGACGAGGCTGAGTGGGCTGGTCCTTTGTTCGCAGCCCGCGATGCGTTCGACGCATTCAAAGTTAATTTTGATCGTAAATTTTTAAAAGAGTTTTCACAAAAGCAACCAGAAGAGCTTGCTCCTTTTATATTGAAATCTGCCCCTGAACAAATAGAAAAATTATTACAAAATATATACGGG